AATCTTGATAATTTGACTCATTTGTAACTGTAAAACTTCCTCCACCATTGTCCACGACTTTTCTAGTATAAGAAGCATTTGCTCCTTCACTTAATTCATGGCGAGAAAAGTAATTAGTTGGAACTTTACATTTAAGTCCTCGAATGTGATAGCCTCGAGTTGGAATATCAGTAAATTCTTCTGCTGCAAATATTACTGCTCCATACGCAGTATAAGGATAAGATAATTTATCTTTTATAATATTTTCAATTGCTTTTACAGTAGTACCATTATATTGTTGAGTCGTTCCATGAGTTGCATTTGCAATATTTACTCTTTTAATTTTTACTTTATATCCTGCAAACGGTTTAAATTGTTCTATATCAAAACTAAATGTTCTTGTAAAAGGTGTTTTCGTAAGAGTTTCATAGTATCCATTAGTTGGAATAATGGGTTTACCTTGTCTTCCTCCAAAATCTATTCGTCTTGTATTTATGCTAGAGTCAGTTGGTCCAAATTGGAGTGTTTCTGTATAATTTGATCCATCTTTTGTATAAGAAAAGAATATCTGAAATTCAGCAAATGAATTAAATTCTCTACCATTTTTACTCTTATATCCATACAATCCTTGAGGAAAATCTATAGTTATATTTATTTGATCTACTTCTTCTGGATTTGTAACTCCCATTTGAGTATGAGTTCTTTCTATTCCTGTGTCTCCTGTAGTTGGTTCTGTTGCATTTATCCAATTTCCATCATCTGCAGGAGTTGTTGAAACATTACTTAAATAACCATAGTAACTTGCAGGTAATTCTGCTCCGACACTTGCAGCAATTGAACCACTACCTAATCCTCCTGGGCCAGGCAATACTCCTTGATCTCTGTATCCGGAACGAAATGCATAAGAAACTCTTTCAAAATTTAATTTAGGAGTACTTTGTGCTGTTTGAGTAGGCACAGACATTTCAGAGAAACCATTTGAAACATTTACTCCTCCTCCATTTGCAAGAGTAGCAGTGTTACCAGAAAAAGAAGAAATAGCATCAACTAAATCTATTTCTATATCTTTTCCAGAAACTGTTGTAGGGACGGGGGGATGAACTGTTACTTCTGTAGAGCTTGTAAATTCTGTTATATAACCAATATAGTCAGCTCCGTTTGCTCCTGCATCTTTTATAACTACATATTGACTTAAAAGAAAAGTTGTATTTGCTTTGAATCTTTCATCGTCTGAAGCAAAGAAAGCAGTTGAAGTTGTTACTGTTTTTGAGTCTGCTGTTGTTGTTGCAATACCTGACCCTTGTTTTTTAGCACCTGCGATAAGTATATAATATGTTCCTTCATCGCTATTACGATCTACAAACATAGTACTCGTATTATCTGTTACTACTCCAGTACTAGCGTTATAACTAACATCTCGTGAAGTTGAGGCTCCCCAAAGTTTATTTTGACTTTCATTTATAATAGGTATTCCATTTAAATATATAGAAGCAGCACCCTCTACAAGTCCTTCAATTGGACCTTCAGAAAGTAGATCATATACTACAGCTGTTTGTTCCGAAGTATTACTTACTTTTCCGCCGTAGTATCCATCATTTCCATTTCCTATTCCTTTTACTGCCATAATTATTTTCCGCCGTTGAACGAGAAGTCAGTGTCACTTCCTCCTGATCTTCCATTATCTCCTTTGCCGCCGCCTGTACCGCCTGTATTATTTGTTATAGTTTGGTATCTTCCATAAGTGTCATGAGACCCATAACCTGATTCTGAAACTGTAACTCTTGAAAATCCTGAAGCATAATCTGATCGTCTATCTGTAAACCCAAAATTAATTGGAGCTCCTCCAACTATTAACTCTCCATAACATAAAGGCACAGGGATGCCTTGTTTAACACTATTTTCTGGTCCATTGAATAAATATCCATCCTTCGAGTTACTGGGAGTATCTGGAGTAAGCATTTCAACTATACCGATACTTGCAAGTAAGGCACCTGCACCTATTAGATACCAAGCTCCTACAGCAAGTATGGGATTTCCTGACATTAAGGAAAGCACACCAATTACAATTAGTGCTATTCCAATAATTGCTTTTATTCGTCCTGCTGTTTTCCCTGCACCAACTGGAAGTGGAGTTATAATTATATCATCATTTCCTAGCTCCATCTGCAAATTATCGTACTCTAAAAAATCTTCTCCTCTTTGTACTGTGAATTCAATTCCTTTTTCAGTGCAATCTATTAAATATTGTTTTAGTTTTCCCTCTCTTTGTACATCTATTCCATTCATTGCCTCGCGCACAGTAGATGCATTGAGTTTCCAATGCTCACCGAAAAGTTTTCCCATTTTTCCTTTTAAATAAATATTTCTTGTCATGCTGGTTCCAATATATAATGTTCTTTTTGTGGGTAGCTTACAATTAAGTAAGGTATGTCAACTTCATTACACCCATTTATATCATGTTGACTTGGTTTACAATCTTCCATGTAGTGACTATGGACTACATATAAAATTTTTGAAGTAAGTTGATATTTAACGAAAGCGTGTCCGTCAATTTTAAACTCATTTTTATTTTCGGATTTATTTTCACATAAAATCCATTTTGTTTTGTTATTTTGCTGAATAATAAACCCGCACATTTCTTTTGGAGCAGCTTTTTCAGCTTCTAAATAAATTTCTTCTAATAAACTATTTAAATCTTTTTGCACCAGGGAAACCTCCAAACATTAAAACGGCTGTTGTATCTGGGTTTGCTTTTCCTGTTGTAGTTGCTGTTCCCGCAGATTTAGGGTCCCATCCATATCTTCTTTTACAAGACTCTAAAGTTTTTCCACATATATCTCCGAGTTCCCAATATTCATTGAAACCAGGAGCTTGATTTATGCTTGTTTTCTTTGCTTTCCAAAGACGAGTAAGACCTCCGCTTGTGTATCTTACATAATCATTATGTCTATCTTCTGTATAAGCATAATAAGTTGTAGAACTATCCCAAGTTGTCCATAATCGTATTCTATTTACATTTGTATTATTATCTGTCAAAGTTCCTGGACTTCCTTCTGTCTTTTTTGCTTGCCAATAATTTGTAATTGTTGAAGAATCTGCTGCAGTATCTATAAGTCCATTTTCGTTTATTCTTCTTACTCCACTTGCTGTTCCTAAAGTTGTTGTATTGGAGTAATATCCGTTTGCTGAAATTCCTCCTGTAGTATGAGCTGTAAAAGTTATTGCTCCACTTTCTCCTGAGCCTGGAACAATATATTCATCATCAACATTTACAAGTACTATATATTCAGTTTCTCCGTCTAAAGTTGATTTGTAACTTGCTTTGAATTTTCCTTCTTTACTCCAAGTACATCCGCCTACTTTTTCATGCTCATTTAATCCTTTATCTGCTCCTGTATAAATCCAAGGACATCCATTTGCAACAACTTGTCTTCCGGGCACTTTAATTCCTTCTAAATCAAAAGCAGAAGTAAGTTCAAAAGAGATTGTTCCTTTTGTTCTTTGATTTATTCTATCTATAAAATATATTTGTCTTGGATATTCAACAGGGGGGCTGGCATCCTCACTTTCTCCATATAAATATTTTTTAAGAGTTGTTCTTCTTATTACTTTTTTGCCAATAAGAGCATCATAATCTCCTACAGCAGAAGAAAATACTGAAGTTGCATTTGCAAAACCAATATTTGGTCTATTTGTTGGACCTGAGGCTGCTTGTTCAAATCCTTCTGCTTGTACAGGTATTGCTGTATAAGTTCTTATAGTACTGTTTGTATCATAATCTCTAAATTGTAAACTTGATAAATCGTTATCAAGCCCATTATGAAAGTATACATACGAAGATTCACTAATTTGTAGTTCAAAAAGATGTACAAGAGCAGAGCCTGGAGTTTGTTTTTGTAGATCTTCTACCATTAACTTATCTGTCATGATTCGTATACTCTTCTAAATGTTCCTGAACAACTATAAAATTCATCATAGTTCCAAGATTGTGACCAACTTTCGCAAATAACTTTTATTGTTGTTTCTCCTGAATTATTTGAATCTGGATAAGTAAAGTCAAAAGAAGTTACTCCCGCTTTATTTACAAAAAATGCAATTATATCGTCAATTTCTTCTTTTGTTCTATCATCAAAACTAATAGAAAAAGTTTGTTTTAAATTATTTATTCCATTAGCAACTCTCTGTTCATACCCATCCCCAAATTGTGTTAAAAATAGTACTGGTTCTGAAGTTGCATTGAGTCCTTTATCTGGTATTCTTTGTGTATTTGTTAAGTCTGTAAATCCTAATGCCATTTTATCGTCCTATAAGGTATTATCTAGCATCCCGCCAGATCTTTTTTGTTTTGCTATTTCATTTTGTACAGCTGATTGTATTGCTTGTCCAAATTGTGTAGCCTCACTCTCATCCATTTGTGTACTTCCATCGCTGTTTATAGTAACATTTACTACTGAATTTGTTGCTCCTGTAGGCATAGCGTTTTTAAATTCTACAGGAATTGCATTTTTTCCTTGCCCTAATGGTACTATAGCTTCTGTTCCATGAAGAATTGCTGGGTACCCTGACTGTGGTCCTGATGCAACTGTTCCTTCTGCTGCGCTTACAATCCCCCCATATCTAAAGAATCCTCCTGTTGCTCCTCCTGCCACCATAGCTGCTTGTATCATTCCAGCAGCTGCCGCTCCTCCAGTAGTAAATGCAGTAACTATTGCCGAGGCAGCGACTCCTGCACCTGCTGCATGAGCACTTGTTATTGCAGGGGTAGTAATAGTCATGGCAGACAGTACTGAAGCTACTAAACTACTAATTATACTTTCTAATACTGCGTTTGCAACTGCAAGCGCTGTTTCTTCTAGGGCTTCTTTTTTGCTTTTTTCTCCTTTTATAACTCCAATAATGCCTGAAGTTGCTGAAGATTCTAGGGTTTTTGATCCTGCTTGTCCTGCAGCTAGCATAGTTTGACCTATCATAGTAGATTCAAATCTAATTTTTTCTTCATTTAATCTACCTAATTCTTGTTCTTGTTTAATTCTTGCATTTAGTAGGGTTACCATTTGTTGGTCCGCATTAAGCTTTTGGTTCTCTAATCTACCTACGTTGCTTTCTGTATTTGCTTGTGATTGTTGTATTCTATAATTTGCTGAACCTCGTATAGATGCCATTTGAGCAGCTTTTGTGCCTTTCATAAATTTATTAGCATTTTCAAAAGTTGCATTAAATAAAGCAACATTTCCTCCTGCTAAAGTAGATTCCATTGCTAGTTTTTTCAATATTTCAGCATTTTTAATTTGTATTTGTTGTAAAGCTACTTTTTCTGCTTCAGCAGTTATTTGTGCCTTACTTGTTTTAAGTAGATCGTTTTGTAAGTCTAAATTAAATTGAGCATCTTTCTTTTCTTCTTCTTTTCCTGCAGCAGCTAACTGTGCTTTTGCTACCTCTACTGCTAATTCCTGTTTTCGAGCAGCTAATACTTTGTCTGCTATTCCTGCTTCCGCTCTTGCTATTTGATTTGCAGCTGAATTTAAAGGACTTATTGCTAGTTTTGCTCTAAGCTGTTCTTGGGTTTTTGAAGCTATTTTATCTTCTTTCTCTAAAATTTCATCTAGAGTTGAGTTCATTGTTGTTTGTGCTGTTTGTTGATCAGTTAAAGATTTTTTCTGCTGATTATATTTATCTAGATCGTATTTAGCATCTTCTTTTTCAGCAAGCTTTTTATCGTTTTCAAGCATTTTTAGTTGGTCATCTAAATTTTCTGCAAGAGCTTTTCCTGAACTTCTTAATGCTTGAAATTGTCTTTTAGGCCCTACGGCGCCTCTTAAAGCTTGATCAAAAGTTTTTTGTACTTCAGCAGCTCTTTCTACCGACTGAGCAAGCCCCATGTATTCTCCTTCGAGTTTTTTCAAGTTATTAAGTTGATTCTCTGTAGGAGCTTCTCCGTCTTTTACTGTATTTGCAATATC